GCGCTGCCCTGGCCTGATCCAACGGCACCCTCCGCTCGTAAACAGTGCTGAGAGCATCGTTCACTTCACGGATGATGGCCGACTCGATCATGTCGAGCAGTTCCTCGGTGCCGACGAGTTCTTCGGACAGGTACGGACTCATCCTGTCGTCGTCTCCTCGGGCGGGCCGTACAACGGCGGGAATCCCATCGGATCTGCTGTCACGTGTACTGTCGAGAACCCAGCTTCTAGCACCCGCACTGTGTCAGCCGCAGGACGTGGGATCAACGGCAACGCTGCTTGCACCTCCGGGAGCATCCTCGTCGTATCGTCTATCAGGAGCTTGCGGAGTTCCTTCAAGTCCTCCGCACGGTCCTTGTACGCCTTCGTCTCCCTCTCACCAGCAGAGAGCGAAAGCACCTGCTTCGACCAATAGTCGATGCCAGGGATGATCAGGTCGAGCGCGAAACGCTTGCCAAGATAGCTGACAAGAACAGGATCAAGTGCCTCCTGCTCCGTCTCATCGAGGGGCGTACCGAACGCTCGATAGAGCAGCACATTCAAACGGCGTTCGAGGGCAGGCTCACCGAACGTCGGAGTCTCCAACAGCTTGTCCCACGTCTCGGGAAGCTCGTCCCTTGCCGCGAGTGCGATTGGAGAATCTGCGAGCGCCATGATTATGCCCTCTTACGTGTCATCAGTGCTACTCGTTGGCCTTGTCCAGCGAGCCTGACCCCGCTTCCGGGGGCTTCGGCTGTCGGTCGCGACGGCCACGGCGGCGCGGGGTGCCGCTGCCCTTGATGTCGCCCTTCTCTTCGTCCTCCTTGGAGCCGTAGGGGATCTGCGGATCTCCGGTGCCGGTGATTCCCTCGCCAGGCACGACCGGGCCGTCCTCCGGCACCTCGCGTGTGGCAATGCGGGCCGACGCCTTCTCCGGATCGCCGTCCTGCGGGTCGCTGCCGACCCTGCCTGCTTGGCGATCCACAGTGGACTCCCCGTAGCCGATGTTGTAGCCAGTGATGCGCTCACGCGGCTCGTCTCGCTGGTCCTCGTACTCCTTGATGCGGTTGATCGCCGCTGAGGGCAGGTGCCGCATGGCACTGAGAACGTCGTCCTCGTCCATGTCGTCGTAGCCCGCGAAGGGAGCGCCGAGACGCCTGCCACTGTCGCTAGTAGCGTCATCGCTGGTCTTCTCCAGAACCTTGCCAAGCGAATCGGCAAGGGAACCTTCTCCGGAGTCCAGTGCTTCCTTCCAGTCATCCGCGACGTTATCGTCGGGAATGACCTCATCGCGGTAGTACGTCTGCCCGAGGCCGTTCTGGTAGATGTACGAGCCATCCGGCTGCGGGAGCTTGTTGATCGTCTTGTGGACAGTCAGTTCGTCCACTAGAACCTTGTAACCCATCTTGTCACCTCCTTTCTAGGGAAGTCGCACGTCGCCGTAGAGGAACGCCTCCGGCCGCTTCAGCCGCACGATGCGACGGCTTCCCTGGCGCAGCAGGCGCGTGTAGACACCCTCGCCCTTGAGGATGATCTCGGACTGCGGACCCGGCAGGAATGATGTCGAGTCGGGTCCGGTCTTGATCTCGACCGGGCCGTTCAGCGTCTCCGCGATCCCACCGAACCCCGCGATGCTGTAGGAGGTGGTGATCAGGATGTTGCCGACCGGCAGGTAGCGCGTGTGCGCGGACGGTGACTTGTCGCCACCCACGGACTCGTCGCGGTATGCCTCGTTGGTCGGCACGAACTCCACGCCCGCAGGCAGGAGCTTGAGCACGTCATCGAGGGTCGGCATGAACGGCTGCCCCACATCCACGTTGAAGTAGTTGCGGAGCTTCTGGTTGGTCACGATCAGTTCGGCGTCGTCGTCGCTGAGGTGAACGAACTTGCCGGGGCTGCCAGCATCATTGCTGACAGTCTTCAGCCAGGTCTTCAGATCATTGACGGGATCGCTGTTGGTTGTGTCCGTCCACGACACTGCCGTAACAGGCCGATGGCCCGACGGCAGCGGGTAGTCGATCACCAGAGCGGTATCCCGCTGCTGGTATTCGAGCGTCACCTGTCCTGAGAATGCACCCCATCGCATCCATTCGGTCAGGCGTTCGTTGCGTCGTTCGAGGATCTGACCGATCTCGACCAGACGCCGTGCCTCGCGGGCGGCAAGAGTGTCACCACCTTGCGTCAGGATTTCCCAACGCCTTGGCGAGATGCGGTGCGCCTCGTCCAGATAGGCAAGCTCGATGACCTCCTCGCGCTCCTCACGACCAGTGATGTCCATGAGCGGGATCGACGCCTCAGGGGCACGGAACTGGCCAATGCCGAACGCATGGAGATCTTCGACTCGCATGGAGACGTACTGGGAGTCGGTGTCCTGCATCGGTGCGATCTGCTCGCCCCGGAACGGCTCCGTTTCCATCTCCGTCTCGACCGGACCAACAATGCTGTCTGTTAGTGCGGCCTGATCCATGATGTCGTCAATAACGGCCAACTGTCTTCACCTCCTTCCTAAGTGAACTTGCAGGTGGGCAGAGCGGCGCGGATCGCTGCCTGGTCCGTAGCCCAGCCAACAATCCTGTCACTGCGGAACCACTGACCGTGGTGCCACATGGCGGCGGGAGCGTCGGACTGCGACGTGCCGTCAGGGAACCTCACCGTTGCCGAGAGGATGCCCCTGATCGGATCGGTCGTGCCGTCCGCCGTCACCCACTTCTTGTACTGCTTGGTCACCGTGTCCTTGCGGAGCGGCGTCCCGGCGACGAGCGTGCGCTCGCCGTTGCCGTCAGGAGCGACGGCCGTTGCGTCGAGCACGATGGATGCCGCGACATCAACGTTGACTTGATTGACAAGGATCTCCAGATCCGCGCCAATCTGCTTGGAGGTACGAATATTCCAGGCCACTACTCGTCACCTCCACCGGACACGACACCGTGGCGGTTGTAGCGGCTGCGAGTGCGGTTGATCGAGCGGCCGGTGATCTTCTCCAGATTCTTCCGGTGTTCGTCGCTCGTCTCGCCGCCCTCTTCGCCGCCATCCTCCGGCCGACCGTGATCGTCGGTAAGAGTGATGTCAGACAGTTCCAGCTTGCCCTCGTTGTTGCGGGGCAGTAGCTCCACGAACTTGCGCAGAGCACCGGCGACCGACATCTCCTCTCGGCCTGTCGCTCCTGTTGCCATCTCACCTGAGAGGCCCAGTTCGGTGTCAGACAGCAACACCGCCCCCGGCTCCTCGGAGTCCGGTGACAGCAGGGCGCGGCGGTAGAACTTCAGCAGGCCAGGAGCTTCGGAGAGGCCAATGCTGCCAAGAGCCTTGACTTCCTCCTCCACGGTCTGCTGACGGCTCGTTGCCTTGAGAGTGTCCCTCTCGGACTTGAGCGGATCGAGTTCGCTGGTGTGCTCGCGCAACAGCACAGCCTTCGCGTCGTCGCTGAGTTCCAGCTTCTCGATCTCCTCAACAAAACCCACGGTTTACACCTCCTTTGTGTGAACTATCGCGACAGCAGGAGCCGTCGCTGTTGGCGAGCAGCCGCCACCTTGCCCTCGGGAGTCGTCGTGTCATACAGCGGCACGATCTTCTCCTTGGGCTTGGGCGGCGGTTCCTTCACCGGCTCGGGAGCGCTCAGGCGTTCCCAATCCGACGTTGCGGACAGCAGCACGCTGTCATCGGCCACCTCGATGTACGAAGCCAGGAAGACGGCTCCGTTCGATGTGTCCTTGACCGCGACTCTGCCATCAGTACTGACGTTCTGCACGGCGAACTTCTCACCGACATCACCGAGCATGTCCTGAAGCTCGTTGTTCAGCTTGCCGAGCAGCACCGAATACGTCCGGCTCTCGAAGTCGTCGTCTGAGGCGGCGACCATCGCTTCACGAACCTCGACCCAGCGCGTGGCCGGGGAGATGGTGACCTTGTTGTCACCGATGTCGAACGGGATGACCCAGCGCTTGCGGTCGCCCTTGAACCACTCCTCTACGAGCGCCGTATCCTCACGGCTGATGTCCAGCACCTCGTAGTACGGTCGCGGCATTGACGGGACACCTTCGACCTCCGGCTGCTCCGGTGAAAGCTGAGCGCGGATTTCGCCAATGACCCATCGTGTTGACATCTGCTCGTTCCAGATGATCTTCGCATCCTCGCCATCTCCTTCGTCGTCAGCAAGCTCGACAACTTCGATCTCGAACTCGCCGTCATCAATGGCGTCGTCTGATGCATAGACCTTCTGGAACGGCTCCAGATCGTCCATGATCGGATGCTTGGTCAGGCAGACGTGATTGAGCGCAGTCGGGAACGTCTTGTCCTGCGTCTTGTTGTGGTAGTTGAAGAACACTCCCGACGAGACGTTCGGGATCGTCCCTCGACGCACCTTGCCCGCGATGTCCGGCTCTGTGAAGCCGAGGCCCGCTTGCATGTAGTGCTTGTCGTTCTTCTTGACAACCCGCAGGCCCTCCACGTAGCCGGAGTTGTTGAGAACGTCGTCCTCGTCACCCGGCTTGGGATGGCGCAGCGGAATCGTGACGGACTCGAACGCCTTGCCCTCGTAGGACTGCATCAGTTCTGACATCGAGATCGTGATCAGATCCTTCGTCACTGATGACGGCCCTGTAGGAACGACCCGGAACGGGATCTTGCGCTTGCGCCCCGGCGTCACCGGGAACTCGCCTTCACGCAGGATGTCCTTCCAGATGACACCCTTGT